GTTGTCTATGACGATGACGCCCAGATAGTTCACCTCAACTCAACACGTCGTTATGTCTCTGGAAATCACGAACACCCCTGTGCCATCATCACCATCACCGCAATTTCCTAATCTCGGCAATGTCATCACAACAGACGACGTAAGCCAGAAAGGGTCTGGAAGTTACAAGGCTGATTACGTGAATTGGTGCCGCACTATGCACCTCTTGCATGATCACGCCCCAGGCTGGCAATTCTCCCTTGCTTATTACGTTGACAACAGTCACGTCTGGAAAGCACCTAACGGTACTGCTTATGTTGTCGGCTATTTCACTGGCCCAAATGGTGAACGAACGCCTGACTTTCCTCAAGCCATTATGGACAATCGCAACAGCGCGATTGCTTACGAAAAAGTTACCGCACGCGATCTAACAGACTCACACCGAAGATGCCTCTGCACCGCTAGTGCCGCTGCATTTGGGTTGGCATGGCAGCTCTGGGCTAGCGAAGAGGTTGAAAACCCTATGCGGCCAGAAGAATCCAAGCCTGCAAGATCTATGAAAAAGCCTGAGAAGGCAAGATCTATGACGCCGGCCCCAACCCCTGATCCAACGCCTTCAGTCTCAGGCATCGAGCCAGAAGACAAAGCACTTGACCCTGAAAAAAGAGATTATTTGCTCGGGACTTTACAAGAAATGGATAAGGAAAAATTAGATGTTTTCATGAAAGCCTTTACCGCTGTATTCCCTTTGCCTCCAAACGGCAGAGTTTCAGAGGCTATAAACGCTGTTAAGCATCAAACCTGGATTAATGACTACTTCAAGCACAATGCCTGATGAAAAAACTAAACAAGCCGTGGCGGACGACAAGCGCCGCCCTAATCACTTTCAAGTTCGGCTGGACCCTGAGCTAGCCGACAAACTGCGGCACTTCATGAAGTCTCGCGAGTACAACGCCAACCAGGCGCTGACCATCATTCTCACCAAATTTTTCAAGTAAATGCTCAACATGACCGCACACGGCAATCTTGGCCGTGACCCTGAATTAAAAGAAGTCGGCAGCACTCAAGTCGCCAGCTTCAGCATCGCCGCACGCACCGGCAAAGACGAGACCACCTGGATTGATTGCTCTGTATGGGGCAAACGTGCCGACACCGTGATGAACTACCTGCACAAAGGAGATCGCATCACCGTTGCAGGCTCAGCCAAAGTGCGCATCTATGAGAAAAAGGACGGCAACGAAGGTAAGAGCTTGGAGCTGAACGTTTCTGACTTCACATTGCCTCCCAAGCAAGAAGCCGGATCTATGAGCTTCTGATTTAAAAATTGGGCAGGCAAGATCTATGACGAACTGCTTGCCCAGATCTATAACAAACCCAAACCCTGATTTACTCAGTCATGGCACCAGTAAATTTGAACTGGAGCACAAGACCGCAAGAGAACATCGATGCGGCAAAAGCAAGGGTAGAGGCCACGTTGCATGAGTCTGCTCCAAAGTTAACGATGTTAGAAAAAGCTCTTAGGGTTTCTGCACTCCGCCAGAAAGCACGGCATCAAGTAAGGCAATGTGACCAACGGCCTGCTTAAGAAGTTTTCCTTGATGCCATTGCTGACGAGCCATCGCGACGCATAGCTGAGACAAAACATCAACGTTGTCGCAGTCTTCTATAGACCTAATCGATCGTTCGAGGGTTAGTTCTTCTTCCAGGCTCGGCTTGACCACCATCCAATCGAAACTGTTCAAGCGCTCGTTTTTCGGAGGCATAGGGCTCCTCAGTCTGAAAACGTATCAAGTCACCTATAGCCGGATATAACCAGTCCTGCACTGGTAAACAAGCTTCCCAGTTCAACGGGTGCATACATGAGATCACCACGGTTTGGGAAAAGGCTGTTATATACCCCCAGTTCATCTATCTACATATACAGCCCACCCCGAGGATTCACCTTCTATGGACCAACGTTGATAGAAGGCAGGACGTGACATCTTGATCAACTCACCAGATTTGGTGATGTCATGCCCGCCATGGTCCATGTCTGGTTCGCCCATTGGATCCATAGCGATGAAATTATCCTTGTCATACCCAACGATTACGCTCCAATGACCACAGCCTTCTTGGTCGCATACCGCTGGGTTGCCTTTAGTGATGTCACCTTTATGCAACCAACCAACCATGACTGGTCTGCCAGCATCAATCTCGATCTCAATGTCCTCAACCCTTGAGTCTCTACGAAACTCAGCGTCTAGGCCCAGTGATCTCAATGCAGAGATCTGGGCGTGAACTTCAGTAGTGTCACCAAATTTCAAACGCACCTGGCGATAAGCATCTTGGCTTTTAACACGATGGTGGAACGCCACGATCATGCTGCTTGCCGCATCAAAGCATTCTCGATAGCCGTAACCAGTCATGTTATCTAGCTGGTTGTAATACGGAACGCCGTAAACCTCCTGGTGAATGCCGCTGGTCTTCCAGACTTCAAACCATTCAGCCTCATCACTCAACAGGTCTTGGTCAATCGAACGCTCCAGCTCCGCAATAGCAGCAAGCTGATGGGGATCGCCTTTTTTAAAAAACTGGAAAAACGGAAGGAGTGACAGTAAGCCCACAACTACAACCCAAACCCACATTTACTTTTCAACGCGGTCCTCTGGAAACAGTAGATCTTTCACATACTTACAAGCCACATCGTCCAACTGGTTGTCTGTCTGCTCGCTGATCTTGATCAGACAATCCAACAGCAACTGCTTTACGGCTTTCGACTTGATGAAGCTAAACAGGATTGGCTTTAGAAGTAAAACCATGACGACACTGTGTGTGCCGGAAGTCTAAGTCCGATTAGCGTGACCTTCCAGTCGTGCAACATTCTGCTCTAGGTCTGAGATTCGAGCGAATAACTCCTGGTCCCTGACCCTTAGATCAGCGTGGAGCACATCCATTCTTGACGCTAAATTATCGACAGCACTCGTGAGGCGCACCAACGAATCCCTCCCATGCTGTGTCTCACGGTTGGCACCTTTGATACCAGAAGCAGCAACGCCTATTGACGCACCAGCAACAGCAGCCCAGATTTCAACCACCATTCGACCTATAGCGTTAATTCATCATGGCAGAAGAACAGGGTAAGCAAGAGCACGAACCAGAATCAACAGCTTTGGCGGATTTTGTAAAGCTCGCTGTTCTTACATGGTCTATTGCAATGCTCAGCCTTAACTACCTTGGCTATGTCAAAGCCATGGACCCAACATTCCCTGCTTCGTTGCTTACTGGAACGATGACCAGCTTTGGCGTCAACATTAAACGCGCCAATGGCAAGAAGAAAGAAGAGCCTACACTTAAGCAAGAAACCCCTACGTCCAAGCCAAAATGAGACGTTTTCTCTTTGTATCGTGTCTAACATTCTTTGCGGCAAGTCCTGCTTCGGCAGACATTACGCACGCTATTAAATCATCAATCTCACTAACTGTTGATGGAGCAGCCTCCCAAGCAATCCGCCAACCGAGTTCATTTGCAGTATCTGGCTCTAACGTCACTTTGGGTACTCCTCCTAAGCTGGGGACACTTACTTCCGGCACTGCTCTTGGGTACACTCCTGGCGTTTACAGTGTTACTACTGCTGGTGACAGCTTTTCGTATTCAGAGTCATACATAGAAGGTGATGACGTTCCAACCGTACTTTCAACAACAGTTACTGCAGGTGTTGTTCCCGCATTACCTATCTTCGGAAATACAACGACAACTTCTGGTGGCGTAGCTGGTACTTTGGCTGGAACGCTTGCTACAGATGGTGCAATGACAGTCACAGCAGGTGGAGCTGGTACTGCAGCCGTGGCACAACTAGTCCAGGAGCTAACTATCAAGTGAGAATCCTGCTGTTGTTGCTTTTGGCTGCCCCAGCAGCAGCCGTACCAGTCGTTCCTAACTTTCAACAAGGAACACTTTCTAGCACCACAAAAACAACATCAAAGGTTAATGAAGTCATTAACTCCTACGAATATCGTACGGGTTATGAATACACAGCTAGTGGCACAAATATTAAGCCCTCTGCAGGTCTTGCTCCGCAAAGCTTGACAACGACTACAAACAACCTGAACGGTATCTCAAGCAGATGGACTGGACTTGATCCTGCATCTAGACCAACCTGGAGCATCGTTAAACAAGGCGCTGCTTTTAGCTTCGTTGAAACTCTTCAAGGCCCAGGGCTTGTAAATCACACGATAATAAATAGAGAAACTGACATCGAATCACTTACAGAAACTACCAGCACCTTTACACAATGAAGCGTGTCCTAGCAGCTCTGCTGTTATTTGCTGGTCCGGTAAACGCTCAGGTT